CATCGTGTACTTCTTGTTTTTCTGTGGCTGTAGGTATGGTAAAGAAAAGATTAACAGATTGTGCTTGGCAAATAAACTCTTGTCGTTTAGATGCATGTTCAATAATCCATATCTGATCTATTTCGTTTGCAGTTTTAAATAATTCTTTTTCATCATCTGTTAATATATCTAGATGTTGAACTGACCCTTCATTACCGGCTATGTCTTTCCACACTGCAGTAAGTTCATCTTTCTTTAAGCCTTTATCTTTTAAAACATCTTCTAAGTATTTGTTCTTAACTTGGAACGAACCTGATAAAGTTTTGTGCGTATATACATTAGCACGATATGGCTCAATCGAAGGAGAAGTACCGCCACATATGATACTAGAACTAGCGTTAGGAGCAACAGCGAGTAGATTAGCGTTCCTCCTGCCACTACCACTGACATCAGGAGCTTCGCCCCTTTCATCTGCAAGTCTTTCAGAAGCTCGGGTTGCCTGTATCTTAAGGTGTTTAAACGCTTTATGATTGAAGCCCGTAGCATAGATACCTTCAAAAGGTAAGCTGCGTGATTGGAGATACGAATGGAAGCCCATCGCACCGAGACCCAACGACCTTTCTCTATAAGCAGAGTAGGCAGATTTAACAAAGCCTTCTTTGCCCGGCTTAATATGTTTTTGAAATCTTTTAAAGTTTGCATTGTATTCTCCTAGGTTTTCTGTATCAACAGCGTTGTCAATGTAATGCTGTAACACGTTGTCAAGCATGGTTATTAAATCATCAATGAACAAAGGATTCTCACTCCATTCATCAAAGTATTGTAAGTTTACAGAAGACAAACAACATACTGCTGTTCGTTCTTCGTTGGTAGGTAAAGTAATCTCAGAACAAAGGTTGCTCTGTTTAATTTCTAAGCCTAAAGCTTTCTGTTCTTTAGGTAAGGCTTCATTACATGTATCTATGTTAACCATGTAAGGCTCACCGGTCTCTGCTCTAGCATTAATTATCTGCCACCATAAATCTCTAGCGTTAACAATCTTAGTTGGTTCGTTTGTCTTAGGGTCAATCAATCTAAAGTCTGCATCTTCTTCAACAGCTTTTAAGAACTCATTGGTTATGTTAACACCATTATGAAGATTAAGATTCTTTCGATTAATATCTCCACCGGATTCTTTACGCATGTTAATGAACTCTTCAATCTCTGGATGAGAGATGTCCATGTAAGCTGCATACGAACCACGTCTTGTTGTGCCTTGATTGAAGGCTAACATCTGAGAGTCTACGACATGCATGAAAGGGATTGAACCAGTAGACTTACTACCGTGAGTAGTAGAAATACCGTTACTCCTAATGTCTCCCCAATATCCACCAATACCTCCACCTGAACTCGCCAACCATATATTTTCATCGTAATGATCTGATAACCCAGTACGACTGTCAGGTACATAATTAAGGAAGCAGCTGATAGGAAGACCACGACTTGTTCCCCCGTTACTAAGGATAGGAGTGCTAAACATGAACCAACAAGAGGAACTGTAGTGATAAAGTCTCTGAGCCAACTCAAAATCTGTGTGACCTTTGTAGGTGGCTGAGAAGACTGCTGCTCTGGCGAAGGCTTCTTGTGCATGTGTTTCGTTCTCCCATAAGTATCTATCCTTGAGTGTATCAAGGCTGAACCTATCTAAATTTCTTTCGTTACTATAATTAATTTTGATACCAAGATATTCCTTGATACCTACTTTGTCTTCAACCATTATGAGTTCTCTGTATCGTGTACGTTAAGCATTATTATACCATAATGTAGTATCTTTAGCAAGTCTTTTCTGTTCTTTCCGTCTTTGTTTCCGTAGCGTTTAGCGTACTTCATAATGTTACCAAGAGTAAACCCTTCACCATGTCCTGAATCAATGATGATGTCTGTTGCTTGATACTTATCGGAAGCATAATGCTCACCATATGTACCATCAATATAAGCCTGTAGTTCCTGTATTAATTGTCCTTCATTAAATTTATAGTTCATTATTTTTTTCCTTATATATTTTTTCTACTAATTGTTGTGGAGTTTTATAGCGGTTCCATTTATTAGTGCCTAGCACTCGCCATTTATTACTAGCAAGACTAGCGATATATTTATTTTTCATTATAATAAGACCTTTAGCATTACTATAGTTTAAAGTAATTGGTTCCCCTGTTACAACAAATTCTTTTAATTTTTCTAATCTTGATAATTGTCTACACTGGGGCATAGAAAGTTGATCTTTATCTATTTCAAGCTCTTCTAAAATTTCATTATCAGCTAAAATGTTTTGTATATCTATTAAATTATTTAAAATAGGTACGTGTTCTTTTGTAATAGTAGAAGGAAGGGTAACATTCTGTGCTTGATTATAAAGATGTGTTAATTCTTTTTCATTTAATTTGTTTTCTAATAACTTTTTATGATACTCATCCATTGTTGTTTCTCCAGTTGTCAGGTAAAGTATCTTCACTGTACCATGTAAAATTATTTGTTTCTGCCCATTCAGCATGGGTTCGTTTGGTTCCGTTCTTTCTTATCTTAGCTCCCGGCATAGGTGCAAAAGGTTTTTGGAATAAGAACACTAACTCTGTGTAGCTTTTGTTCAGTGCTTCTCTGATGTGTATGTACTTACTATACTCAGCGTGATCCCAGAATCTACCCTTGGCTTCAAGCAGTATAGTTTTACCTCCAATCTTTTTAACAAAGTCTGGCTCGTACTTATGATGAACAACATACTCTACCTTGTTCCAATGATGTTGCCAATCTTGTAAAATAGTTTGATGAATGTCATACTCCCATTTACTGTCATACCCTTTAGGTACACCTATCTTCTTTGGTCTAGGCTTTCTGGGAACTCTTCTAGGCATTAAGTTCTCCTAATGTAATATTAGGATTACGCTTTACTTTTTTATAGAACCACCTCAAACTATATGCACTCAATAAAAATTTATTGTTAGCAAAGATATGAGTTTGCTCTGGTAAGAACTCATTAAGATTCTTTCTGTTAATCTTAGATGTGTCTTCTCCGTCCGGAACCATTGTTCGTAACCACTCAATGAGTAAGTCTTCTGATCTTCTTCTTAGTTGTTTAGATTTTTTTTGATTCATAGTTCTTTACTAATTTCCAATAGTTTAAAATGCTGTTAAACATTTCTGTGTGTTTTGTTTGAGAGTCTCTATCCCAGATATGACATGAAATAAGATCATGTTGTTTCCTATCTACAAAGATAGATACACGTTCAACGTCAGTGTAACCACAGCCTTGAGCATAAGCAGACAACTGCATACCATGCTCATCATATACTAATGAAGCAGGGTCTTTACCTTCTAAGTTGTCTTTTGTTTTGAAGTCTACAAAGATTCCGGTAGTAGAATATAAATCTATCTTACCACCATAACCTAAGTCAGCACAAAAAGAATCCTCTGCTATCCAATGCTCGTTAGGGAATTGGTTATCTAAGAAAGCTTTAACAGCCTTGTAAGGTTTGTTTGTTTTACCACCTTCAAATCCCTGCTCAATCATAGCATGTATTTTAGTGCCTTGTTCTGCAGCTTCTTGTCCTATCCTTTTAGAATCTTGTTTACATCTGTAAGCAAAATCAGAAATAGATTCGTCTTCTTCTTTCTCTAAAGTAAGAGCAGAGTTTAATGCTTGATTAATCTTCCAGTTTTCTAATCCGGGTTTAGCTATCATACCTAACACGGTAGTAACTGAGGGTACTAAGTTATCTTTCTTAGCATCTCTAAGTGTAGTGTTACGTTCTTTACCGTTAGCACCGATAACAGTATACATTGGTTCACCTGTCTGAGTGTACCAGTGTCCTGACTCGGCTGGTTTTTTCTTAGCCGACAGTTTATTATATACATCTTGGTCGGTTGTGTCAATAGTTTTTTTAGATTTAGTCATATTATTTTTTATGGTTTACAAAATTTAATTTACGAGTGATTGGATTGTAGTTTAAAAGTTTAACATTTAATTCTAATTGCTCATCACTTCTAGTTCTACCCGACCTACCGGATTTA